TGTATCATATACTCGAAAGCATATTCAAGCGAGCATACACGGAAGGGATTATCCCCCGCGATATAACCGTAGGACTGGAGAAGCCGTCAAAGGCAAAGGAAAGCCGCCGCGCCCTGACGGAGGCGGAAGAAGCCGCCGCAAAGGTGCTGATGCACGAGGAGAACGGCCTGCTTGTCGCGCTGCTGTATTATACCGGCATGCGGTTGGGTGAAGCTCTTGGCCTGCAATGGGAATGTGTAGACTTCAAACGGGAGATGATACACGTAAAGCAGCAGATGAACCTGCGGGAAGGAAAGATAACGCCGCCCAAGACCAAGGAAAGCATACGGGATATCCCAATGCCGGAGGAGCTGGAAGCAATGCTTGTGCGCGGGTTTCCGACAGCGTTTGTTTTCCCGAACCCGACCGGGACATATTATAGAAGCTCATCTGCAAACCGTTTGTGGATAGGTCTTATGCGGCGCATGGTGGAAATAGACCCGACAATCGAGACGCGGGGAGACGGCGTTGCATTACTCACGCCGCATTATTTCCGGCACAACTACGCGTCGGTGCTGTATAACGCCGGTGTAGACGTTTTGAGCGCGAAGAAGTTCTTAGGCCATAGTAATGTGAAAACAACACTTGAAATCTATTCACATTTATCAAAGGAAAAAGAGGACGCGAACGCCGCCGCAGTGAGAGACGTTTTTAAAAAAGGTTGCCAGCAAGTTGCCAGAACAAAAACGCAAAATGAGCATAAGCAAGCAAAAAAGCCCTAAATACCTAAGAAAAACGCCCGCTTGAAGCAGGCGTTTTTGGTGTTTGGAATCCGGCGGCTACTTAGATTTTATTGGATTTTAACGGATTTTACTTCCGTTAAAAGTGCCCATTTGCCTACATTTTTAAGAAATAGGCTCTAATAGGGTTTCAGAAAAAGGTTGCCAGAAGGTTGCCAGAAGGTTGCCGCTACGCGGTGAAATACCTCTCCACTTTGAAGTCTTGAGCATCTTCATCTTTAATAAAATCTTTTGCAAGGCTGAAATAAAATTCCACATCGTCACCGTGGCCTACCATTTCGGCGGTATCGCGGCTGTCGTTATAATACATATTCATGCAAAGATAGTATTTGCAGGCAGCCGTTTCGCCTTTGGTGGCAATAAACGCTTTTACGGTGTCGTAGTCCCATTTCTGCCCATAAGGGCGCATACTCTTTGCTATCCGTCGTGCATCTTCGGGTGTTATCCGATACGCTATTTCCTTGAGGCAGTACATGGTTTCTTTGTATGCGTCCGGCAGCCGGTCTTTAACTGTCGTCATGAGGTCGGCCAATGCGTCAGTGACCTCCTCCATGTCGGCGTTCTTTTCGGATATCAGATATATTACTTCCTTGAAGTTCATGAGGTCGTACCTCCGTTTATGCTTGCAAGGCTGTTATCGGGAGCGCAAGCGGCTTTTCCGAGTAGTTTGAAGCTGCCGCCGGTCGCGCTGGTGCTGACGACAGTCGCATATCTGGTGCGGGTGCGCATGGCGCAAGCCGTTACCTGAGAGCAGCAGTTGTTCGCAAGCGGGTACTGATCTGTTCCATCACCTATGGTGATATAAACCGGCGCCGTTATCGTTGCGGCCGCCGGAATGGACTGCGCTATCACAATGCAATATTTCTGCCCGTCGTTATAGGTTCCGGCAGGAATGTTGATTATCAGCCCAGTTCCCGCCGTGAAAGTCACAGCTTCAGATATGATGAGGTTGCGGCAAAGTTTACATACGTTTTTACACATGGTAAGCTCCTTTCAAGGGGGCGATTGTTCGCCCCCGAATGTCGTTCTTTAGTTATTGCAGCAGTTACCGTTGGCAAACTGCGGTATCACGCCAAAACCATAAGGGTTAATGCGGGGTATGCCGCAGAACATTGACTGCATCTTCAGTTCGCTAACCTGTGCCTGCAAGCTGTCTATCTTGTTCTGCGCCATCGCATCAAGAATCTTCTGCGTCTGCGCGGTGGTGTTTGCGTTGATAGAGGCGGTATTCATGGCGGCGTTGTAGTTTACGCCGTCAATGGCGCGGAGCTGTTCGCAGAAACCCCTCTGCATTGTGGCAAAGCCGGTGTTGGTTATGTTGCCGAGGTCGCGCAGTTCACCGAGGATATTGTAGTTGCCGTCCTTGATTGCGCCGGTAACATCATATACGCCCTGACGGGTAGCAGCTACGCCCTCGTTGTTCTGCCGTTCGAGTGCCTGAAAATCGGTTGCCCGCTGCACATCGGCAGAGGTCGCGGCCTGATTGTTGCCCCAGCCGCCAAAGCCGCCGTTCATCATGGCAAAGACAATCAGCAGGGCAAATATCCACATGCCATCGCCCCAGCCGCCCATACAGTTCTTATCGCCGGTTACGGCGGCAATATCCGCAAGAGAAGGAGTATCCATAGTTTTCAATTTCCTTTCGGTTTATATTCCAAACCCGTGCGCGCTTCGGGTAATGGTTCATCTTAATTGCGAAAGAATTTCTTCGGGGTCAAAGTTGTTCTGTTCGCAGAGGGAGTAAAACAGTTGCTTCGGGTCTCTGTTGCCTAACATCTGCCGTACCTTCTGAACCTGTTCCGGCATGTTCATCATCTGTTTAGCTTGCGCTATCATCTGCGGATTGAGCTTCGTTCCGCCGTTTAGCATTTGCAGTATTGGATTTAGCATTTATCATTTCCTCCAGTTTGGTTATTCTTTCTTCAAGGGTGTTAACAGGCTTGTACGGCGTTATGCTGTACGGCGTGAGAGAGGGATAGCCTGCGCCATCGGTGGTTTTCAGCCATACGATAGGTGCTGTTGCATCGAGCAGAAGCGCGGAGCTGTTAGGCGGCATCTGGTAGGCGTTCGCGCCGCCCTCGCCGTTTACTCGCGTTACTTCGGTTTTCTGCTGGTAATAAGGTTGGTAATTCCACATATTCACCGCTCCTTTCCCTTAAATTTTGGCATAAAAAAAGAGCCGACAGGATTGCTCCCATCGGCTACTTATCGGCTACTTATTGGCTATTTACTGTGCATTTTTAGCTGTTCCTCCGCAGCTCTGCAACGTCGTCTTATCTGGTCGTATTCAAGAGGTATTTCAAATTTAAGCTGATATTCGCTGGTCAGCGCATCATACGGTATACCGTCGAGCAAACGGCGGGATATAAGCCAGCGGTCTCTCTCGTTGTGTATCCATTCGAGTATAAGTCCCTCCCACTCAGTTCTGGAGCGGGAATCGAGCAAAGTCCTATCCATTTCAAAGAGGCTCGCTTCTCCAAAAGCCTGTACCTCCTTTTTCTATAAAATACGCCCCCGCCGGAGCGGGGGCAAATGAAAGGGATTATTCGGCGTGATAGTTGGCGGAGGATATACCAAGCACCGCGCCAAGGAAGGTGTCAAGAGCGGTTAGCGTGCCTACTATCTGTTCGGGATAGGGCAGGTTCCAGATTCCGGCAAGAGCAAAGTAAAGCGTGCCTATGGCCGGAATCCATATAAGGGCAACCTGTTTGAGAATGTCATAAACGTTGTTCGAGAGTTTCATTGTCTTTCCTTTCTACTCTTTTTCGAGTGTGTCAATTCGTTTGTGCGCGCTTTTTGCGCTTTCCTCCACGCGGGTAACGCGGCGGTCGATGTCCTCTATCTTTGCCACCTGAACCCGCATGTCAACCTTGATATCGTCAACGCCGCGTTTGATGTAGTCCACATCGCTTTTCAGCGCGGTGTCTATCGCCGCATCGTGCGTTGCGGCGGCGACAGCCTCTTTTTTGTCGGCCTTGATTCGGGCTGCCCAGCCCAGCACAATGCCGCTCAGGCCGGTAATGATCGCCCACATCCACTCTTTAGTCATTGGGCGGTGTCCTCCTTACTTTTTGAGTGTTCCAACGTAGATTTTGCCGTTTACGGATATGGTGGCCTGAATGCCGTCCGGCAGCTCTGCCTCCGCATGGTTGGCCGCGAATGCCTTAATGGCGGCTATGGTGTTGCTGCCCGCTATGCCGTCCTCGTCCCCGGCGTTATAGCCGAGAAGATTCAGGGCAACCTGCAATGCCTTGATATCGTCTCCCCGCGTCATGGGGGTTGTCAGGGTTATGATTTTCTGCACCTTTACCGTCTCCTTTTCTTCCTCCTGCTGGAGCAGGGCAAGCCGTCCCCAGTGTGTCCAATCGCCATCAGTCAGGCGGCGCTTGCATACGCCATCGTCGCGGCCTTTGGCCTCGATGGTGTAGCCATCGCCGACGTATACGCCTACGTGCGTCATTTTTTTGCCGCTTTCGCTGTAATGGAAAACAAGGTCGCCCGCCCACATCGGGGTTTTCCCGGCGTAGCCTCTATTTTCGCCGCACATTCTGTAGAGCCCCTGCGCGTTGGTGTCGCCCTTCATCCAGCGCATTGTATCGCTGACATAATGCACGATGAGGCCGGAGCAGTCAAACGCATAGAGAGGCCGTTTCGTTGCCTTCTCCATGAATTTCACGGCGCGTTTGTAATTAGCATCGCTGGTTTCGCGCCGCTCTATCCATGCGTAGGGGTCGTTCATCGTGCTGACGCATTGCCCCTGCGCCCCCCAGACGTACATATCGCCTATGTGGCTCTCAAGGTATTCTATAAAGCTCCTTACCCTACTCATCGCATTTCCCAGCGTATACGCAGAAGCCAAGCGCCAGCAGACCTATTGCGCCGAGCAGAACGGAGGGGTCGCCGGTCTTCGGGATAACAACCGCGCTCGTGGCAACCGTGTCGGTTTTGGGCTGTGCGGTATTGAAATAATAGGTTTTGCTCGCAGTGCGGTCTTTCTGGAGCGCATTGTAAAGCTGTTCCGCCGTCGCGGCGTTGTCATAGGCTTTGTCCTTTACCGTCACACGGAGCGCGGCAGGCTGTGCGGTGACTATGCCGGTTATATAATATTTGCCGTCAGCCAGTACAAGGTCGCTTTCGTCGATTTCCACGCCGTCCAGTTCAACAATAAGCTCCATGTCGGTAAGGTCGGTGAATCGCGGTATTCCAAGCTCCACTTTGAGCAGGAAAAGCTCGTTCTCAACGTAGGTCTTCGATACCGTCTTGCCGCTCTGGTAGTCCAGCGCGGTAATGTTTACGGTGATTGCGTCGGCGGCATAGGCCGCGCTGC